GCCTTGCTTTCGATATGCTTGCCAAGCCGTGAAGCTGCATGGGATGCGCCTGACACCGAGCCACCTGCAAGAAATCCACCAAAGGCAGAACTAAATGAGCCTTCAAGCAAATCTTTGTGCGGTTCGTAGGTAATTTTTTCGGCAACATTCTGATTCAGGTTCTGCAATAATTCTGTGCCAGTTTCACCTAAAGCAATCTTCAATACATCCAGTCCACTTACATCACCTGTTTTCTTATCTCCAAGCAGTTTACTGATTTGCGGAACCTTGCGTAACAAGTCTAAGCCAGCCTTATCAAGCAAGCCACTTATCAATGCAGTTTGCCCAAAGGCTTGCACGCGCTGCTCAAGGGGAATGTCTTTGCCGTGCTTATGGGCATCCGCGATGCTGTTAAGCTCACCGCCGCCTTCCATCGCCATCATTGCACCTAGTCCGCCGCCCGACTTGATTGCAGCGTATAATGACGGCAATGCTGATGCCAAAGCCGTAGGCAACACTTCTGGTTTTGATAAAACATCAAGCATGGGTGATACATCGCCGTTCAATAGGCTTTTAACCGCTTCATCGCCCTGATGGTTAATGTCGTCAACATTCTTGAATGCAGGTGAAATATCGGTAAGTAGGCTGTTTAACTTGCTGTAGCCCTCTGCTGCTGGCGTGATTGCCATACGGTAGCCGCTCGCAATCGTTTGCAATCCACGCAATGGGTCGAACATCTTGGGCAATCCAGTTGTGTCTTCGGTAAAGCGTGCAGCAAGATGAAGCGCATCCTCCGCAGCCTGTGGTAGGCGCAATGCCCCTTCTGCCAATGAAGATGCTGACTTAACAACCGCCGCTGCTGGCGTGAGTGTGCGCTCCAATGCACTAAGATGGTGAACATCATCAATAGAGATTGCTGCATTTCGATACTTGCTTAACCAATCATGCGTCTTTGGTGATTCATCTTTAAGTTTTGGCAGGTCGATATTCTGCTTGCGCTTAAATGACAATGCCTTTTCACGGTTGCGCGTAACGAAGCCAAAGTCCAAGCCTGTTTCATCGGCAAGCTTTCCATCTTCAATAGCTTTCTTTGGCTCAAGCTGTGAGGCTAAATGAATATTTGATTCAGGTGTTCCGTCTTCACTGTTTAATAAGTCCATTTTTCACCAATTCATCATATTGTTTTTTCATGTTCTCATCGCTTACATCAATGCCTGCATCTTCCAATATACCTGCAACCATCGCGGTATATGCAGGGGGCACACCTTCGGCTTTTAAGTTTGCGACCTTGGCGGTGCTATCATACCACCCAGTATCAGTCACAACCTTATGCTCAAGGAAATCCGAAAACTTCTGTACTTCATCATGGGTGGGAGTGTGTCCTAAGGCTGTCTGCCACTGGTGCAACTCACGGTAAACGCGACCCTTCGCATCATCATTCAGCTTCAACCGCTTCATCATCGAATTTATGATGGTTTTATTGCCGATAATATCCTTGTTTGGATCGTGTTGTTTTTGTAGGTAGTGCTTAATTGTTGCAGGTGTCAAAAGGTTTGAATATTCAAGAATCTTTGCATCCCTGAATTGCTGTTGTGTCATCCCTTCAATTTGTGCAATCGCACGGTTATCATCGACTTGCACATTTCCACCTTGGGCAGCAAGCTTTTCAAGGGCGATTTTCGTCTTGGGGTTCATAGCATTCAATGTGGTTACGGAGACTTTGCCACCATTGGCGACCGCCTTCCATCCTTCCATATCAGCATCACTGCGTGTGCGTGCTTCAAGAGTTCTACGCTCGTTGATTTGTGCTTTCACTTCGGCAACTGCCTTCTTGCTCACTTGCTCGTCTTTAATAGCACGCGCTGCCGCAATCATATCAGAATCATTGCCGCCTTTATCAATGATACCTGCTGACAATATATCTGCTTTCTCTTTCACCATGCCAACATGGATGCTTTCTTTCATCCGTTCGCGTGCCTGGATAGTCATCTCATCTTTGTGTTCTTTGAAATAATGGTCTGCATAATGTGGATTATCAGCATCAAGTGAGGCTGCAATCACTGAAGAATGTGCAGGCGATAGCGTTTTAATCAACTCTACCTGCGTTTGTTCAGGCGACCATCCTTTGATACGCCCGATATTCTGAACTGATGAAACGATTGCACCGTGTGATTCAGCAAGCTTTTCCGTATCGTTTGGGTAAAGGGTCATTTGATTGCGTGCAAGTTCTGCCGTGCTGCGTTCTGTATCAAGCTGGTACTGTCGATGTTCCTGCAACACATGGCTATCAACGCGACCGAGCAATGCCGTCTTGCGCTGCATGGCAATCTCTTTAAGCATTGCTTTCTGTCGGTCATTACCTAAATCTTTTGAAACATCCGCAACATGTTTGTCGTAAGCCGTACCGACATTTTCTGCCAGTGATTTCTTGTTGGGCATGAATAAAGCATTCTTACCTTTCAATGCAAGAAAACCATTATCGCCAGCTTCGGCATTATGTTCAAACCCAACCAGAGAATTTTCAGCCTCTTTAACTCTCGTGTTGTTGGCTTCCTGCTGCATTTGCGTGGCAATGTTGCTCGCCTCTTGGCTTAATCCAGTTGCAGCATTACCAAGCTTTTGCGCTTGTTCTGACGCATGGTTCTGAAAAGTCGGTGCTGATACCTGCGTGTTCGGGCGGCTCGCCTTGCTTACTTGGAAATTGTCATAGGTAGGTACTGTTGCCATTATGAAACCTGCTTGCTGTATTTATACCACGAATCAGCCACGCCTTTTGCGCCGCCGAGCAATGATGTTGCTGCCGAACCCGTAGGACTGATACCCGAAGCATTGGCGCGGCTCATAGCTGCTTGGCTTGATTGGTTACTTCCCTGCATCCTATAGCCCCACGCTGATTGCAGGGCGTTCAATTCAATATTCTTTTTATCGACTTGCTTCATAATATCAGTCGATGCTTGGACTTCCGCAGCACTGCCAACACCAAGGTCAATGCCATTGGCAGCCATAGTAGCTTTCTGTTTGCTCTTTAATTGCCCTGCTTTAAGGGTTAATGATGCTACCTGTTGATTTCCCTTGGCAAGCTCGCCCTGTGCCACAAACTCTGATTGCCGCGCATTGATGTCTGCAATCTTTGCTTGGAAATCGAGGGATGATGCTTGGCTTCGTGACTGTGAATAAGCACCATAAGCCGAGCCAAACGCGCCAGCCGCTTGCCCATAGATAGATGCCTTTTGCATCATGCTAAAATCTTTCCACATACCTAGCCTCCGAAGACTGCTTCAAGCGTCAATCCAACCAGTGAAATAGGCAATGGGTTTTCCTGTCTGATGAATACCTGCCCTGTTTTACCCCATTGGGCATTGATAACAATCTCAATTTCATCGCTTTTTAGTGCTGTCGGCGTTCCGTACGGTTCATTCGTTCGTGTTTTCATCTCAAGCAATGACGCTGCATCTTGACCTACGAACACGCTACCACTTTTGTACACACGCAGCCATGCCCTGTTTACTTGTTTCATACGCCCTTGCGCCATCGCTCCATCAACCTGCGCTGCTGCTGGCAATGTTTGAACATCCGCAACGATTGGTAGCCCGACTGCAACAACTGATGCTGGGCTTGGAAGTGTGATTGTGCCAGTCACCGATACAACCTGTGGTGCGATAACAGCACCGTCTGCCAAAATATTGACGGATTCACCGATAATGTGCGTCAATCCTGAAATGGTTGTAGCAGGAATGCCCCGATATGTTAAACCAGAATCGACAAAGAAAGCATCCGACTGGTTTGTGAACAGTCTTGGAGCCATACGTTCAATAAAACGCTTCTGAACGCCGCCAATGGTTCGATTCACAACCACATAGAGCCTATCATCAAGCCCCTCTGCAACCGTGGTGCACGACTCAAAAACACCATTAAGCGTATCGTGCTGATGCCAAGCTCCCACCTTCTGTTCGGGAATGTAGGTTAAGCCGATAAGCTTGCCTGATGTTGATACAAACCAAACAAGCGGATGTGGTGCTTTTGCATACGATGCATCCAGAATGTCATAATTATCAAATAGGTGCGTAGCCCGAAGGGATAAATCGCCAGTTAAATATCCATTTGCTTGCCATTGATACGCCATCTCACGCACATGACCGCCACGCGCTGCCACATACAGAACGGAATTATTGATAACCAACGGAGGAACATCCGATGCACCTACATAGGATTGCGGCTTAACATTGATGGTCGTGGGGGTGAGTGCGTCCGAGTTCATCGAAGTTATCCGCCATTCTGCCGAGCTTGTGAGTAAGACAAGCTGCTGCAACGGTACTATATGACGGATTGTGTTGGCTTCGCGAGCTGCCACCCTGAATGAAATCCTATCATCCGCACGCACTGGCAATGAATAAGCCATCGTTGATTCGGTGCCGCTTTTTGTCATCCAAATCTGCTGCGGCTTTGTAGTTGTGCCTGCAAACACACGCCGCTGCTCATAATAGCTCGCGGTTGATGGATAGTTTATGCCAGACAACACCACCGCACCAAACACTGCCCCTGTACCGCCTGCTGCATTACTGATAGCGACTGTTGGCGCGGTGTAATTGATACCAGGTGACACAACACGAATAGAAGAAATCACTCCTCCTACAACTTCCGCGCTCAACACTGCGCCTGAACCTGTTGCATCTGTGATAGTTACCGTTGCCGCGCCATAGCCTGTCCCGCCTGTGGTCACTGCTACTGATGTGATGCCATTGGGGACAAACGAATAGTCATAGATTGGTGGAACTTGTGCCAAATCAGCCGCAATATTGTCATCAATATATGATGCGCCTGTTGTGCTGCCGATATATCCGTATGCCCCCGCCGAGTATTTGTAAATATTGTACCGAATAGCACCGATTGCAGGTGTCCATGAAATGGTGTTCAGTGCGCCATTTGTAAATATGTTATTTTTGCAAGTTGCTGCTGCACTTGGTTCTGATTCTGAAATACCATCCGCAGCAATAGCAGTGACGACATAGGAATAATCATAGGTTGTTGCTGCGCCGCTGGATGACGCTGTAACTGTTGCTGGAGCAAGAACAGGTGGATAAAAGCTTACAGGAATAAACCGCCAATCCAGTGCTGCGTATCGGCGCAACTCCATAGGTGGATGGTTCGGGTGCGTCATCGTTACAACATCACCCGACTGCACATATTTTACCGAGTTAAGCTCTGCCTCAAGATACGCGTTCGTTATCTCATAAGGCACTGCGCCATTCATCAATGTTGCGCCATTGGTATGGAACCTGAAATAACCTGCTCCCATCTCAATCAACATTGTTTGCGTGGTTGAATAGGTGAATGGAACAAGATGCACACCGAACGCGGAGTTTTTCACCTCTGCTACAAACTCAAAGCCAGCACGATTTTCAACCATGCCTTGCGGTGTAGGGATGAAATTTCTGCACAATGCAAGCCCTGACTGTCGCTTAGGGTCACTTAATCTCGCATACATATCATGGCTTATCTCACCACCTGCAAACGATTGCTGAAAGGTTTTGATTGCCATTATCGAACTGCCAACCATGGAACATTTTGCTGAATTGGGTCATCCGAGTTGTTCGCGTCAACGGTTTTTGCTTGATTCAAGTAAACTTGCGCCATTGCCAAGCATCGTTTCGCCTCTGCTGCACCTTCCTTGCCTTTGATAATCGACCCAGCAATCAACGATGCGAGATGCCATGATAATGCCATGGTAAACAATGGTGGAAACTTTGCCGTATCAGTCACGCGCATGGTGTAGCGAGCTGTTGCGTTTTGTTGGTTGGTATAAATTAAATCATTGCCGTTTGCATCAACTTCCATAATGAAAGGCTGCGTTGTGTACACGCCGTAGGTTGTGAGTGATGGAACTGTTGGATTGTATGGGTCAATCACTACAGGGGTGCTATAATCGTTGTTTGCGTTGTTGGCGTGAATTGCCAACACACGGAATGCGTTTGCTGGCTTCGCGTAGGCATATTTCCATTCAGGAATAACCGCCGTAAGCAAGGCGAGGGTCGCACGCGCCGAGGCAAAACTCCAAGCGTGCGATTCAAGCATGGTATCTCGTGCAATAGGAAACATAACATTGCATGTTTGCGCTTGCACGCTTTGCTCTGTTAAACTGGCTATGTTCGCGATGTCACCGATGTGAGCCAAAGCCATATTGCTAATATCAACATCTGATGCCATCCCATAACCACCTTAAAAGAACAAGAGGGGCTTTCACCCCTCAAGCACTGTTATTTTCCTTTTGCGACTTCTTTCACTTCACGGATATTCCCCGATGGGACAAACTCTTTCGGGAACGCCGCTTCAAATTCTTCACCTGCTGGAACCATTCGATTCTCGTGAGAGACCCAAACATCTTCCTCGCAGATATATCGCTTTACTGGTTGATACATAGTTTAGCTCCTTAAAGGACGGTAAATCCGCCTGGATAGATTTTGTTGCTGCCATTGGATGATTCATCCGTGATATACGCGGTGAATGAACCTGCGGTTAAAGGTCCTACTGCTACAGTATAGCGAACCCCTAAATAACGCTGACCGATTGGCAAGGTAGTCAATGCAGACTGATTCAAGCAAATCGAAATTGGTACACGCCCTGCCGCCAAATCTGCGACTGGGATAGCACCGCTTGAAGCAATTACGGTCGGAGCCGTCAATAAAGGTGCTGCCGATGTAATCACTTCAAAGGACACGGTTGCCAAGCCTGCCGCAGCCGCCGCAACATCAACGGCGAACTGGGCATAAACATCTTCACCTGCGCCAATATCACGAACCACACTCAAATCAATGGTGTTTGCAGAAACCGCAGTAGCAGTGACTGGCTGCGCTAACGATAATTCTAATAATGCATCTGTAATCATGGTAAGCTCCTTATACCACTGGTGTTTCGGCAGTGCCGAGTTGGTCAACTGTACGGACTGGGATGCCCATAAACTCAAGCTGACGCATGTTTGTACCGAATTGAGTGAGACCTTCTTTAATACCCAATGCGTTCTGTGATTTTTCCAATGCCTGAATCATCAAGCCTTCTTGAACTGTACGGTTTGTGTAAAAAGCCGCACGACCCATTGAAAAGTTTGGAATGCGAGCGATAGCACGAAGCATCATTTTAATCACATTCGTTGCTGATGTTGGTGCTTGCGTACCTGTTACGCCAACGAAATCAGCCACATTGATATTCGCAATACGAGCAGCATAACGCCAATCTTTCACAACCAAGCCACCATCCCACTGAAATAGTGATTGCATAGATTGGTATGGGTTACCATTTGCATCAAACGCTTGTACTTCGCCCAAATCACGCGTGGACAAACCTGCTTTAGAGCCTTTAGGGAATGGGCAAAAAACGGTTTGTTCACCCCAAACAACCAAATAAATCGAAGCATTGTTCGCGCCAACACCGCCAGCTTTCAATACATTCTGACCATTACCTGCAAGTGTAGAGCTGTATCGGGTTGCCAAGCCAGTGAATGCCTTAACATTCGCACCCACATTGCCGTTGAAGATTGTCCCCGTCATATTCTGACCCATTGCTTCAATGAAAGGTGTTTCTTCCGACAAGCGGAATGCAGCACTGTTACCGTTCAACTGCAACAACTTAGCATCAATCTGTGACCGTGCTTCCATCATAGCGCATGGTTCAGTGATTTGAGCGGTTGTTGATTTGCTTGATGGGATGCCTTGGTTGTATGAACGCCAGTAAACCGCTGGTAAGCCTGTTCGTACGGTGACTACATGGCTTGTCGCTTGATTCGCTTCATGCCATACCACATCTTCTAAAATATCATTCTGCTGTGATAGCAGTTCAGCGATTGGGTCAATCTTCCCCTCGCCGCTTAATCGTTTTGAAAAATCAGCAAGCGTAAGCTGACCTGCTCCTAATAGTGCCATGTTTGCACCTCCTTCATTTTATTGTTCATGGGTTCATGCCTGGGTACATGCGTTCAGCCATGGGCTTGTCGCTCTGTGGATTGGAATCACCGTTAACAAAGGTGTCTTCGCTAATTTTCATTCCTGCACGATAGAACGCGCGAATGATTTCAGGGTGGTTTCCAATGCCTGTTTCATTCAACAATGTTGTGAGTTCTGGAGTACCGAACGCATCCATTGCTTTCTTTGCAACTGCCAAGTTTTCGTTCAGCTTCTCGCCGCCAAGCTCTTTATCTGCCTTGGTGTCGCTTGCCCAAGCTTCGTGAACTGCTGCAATCTGCTCTGCTTGCCGTTCAGCCATAGATGATGCCATGGTATCAAGCATTTTTTGGGCATTGTCTTGGCTTAGATTAAGCTCTTTGGCAACTTCGCTATATGCAGAAACAACCGCATCATCAATTTCAACGCCTTCCTGTTGCTTGAACGCATAACTTTCTGGTGCGCCTTCCTGCTCGCCCTCACCTTCCGTATCAGTGTTCGTATCGGAAGTGTCTTCTACGCCTTCACCTTCATGATTACTTGTATCGTCATCAGGTGCTGTTTCAGGTTTTGCATCAGTGAGCAATGTTCCAGTTTCTTCCGTGCTTGAATCTGTGTCTTGTGTTTCATCCATTTTGCTGATTCTCCTGCATCATTTTTGCGTACGACTCATAACAGTGTTCAATAACATCAGACAAAAGCCGCAAGCCGTTGTTCCTGCGTCCTTCACTGAATGCCATTTGCAACGCTTCAACATTGAACGATGAGCGAAACACATTTGATGACGCGATTGCCTTGTAAACAAACCTGCGCCCCGACTCGCTGCTCATAACCCAGCGCAAGTCTTCAATTTCTTGCGCTGCGTCTTTGCTTAACTCGTCTTGGTTTGATTCACTCATGCCGCAACCTTATTCATTGATTTTGTGTTACATGCACCCAATCAGGTGTAGCCACTGAATGCGGCTGTCGCATCAGTAAGGGCATTAGGTTCATTGGTTTTCGCGCTGGATAGTTTCTGCGCGGTGTCTGCGTGCTGGTTCATTTGCTCTGCTTGCTGCGCCTGTGCTTGCTGTTGCGCTCGTTGCTGGCGAACCTGTGCCACTACCTCATCATCTTTTATCAACGAGGGGTCTATGCCCAGCGCATCAGAATAGGTGTCTGCCCATTTATCGACATCGAATTTATCCAGCACTTCGGGGTTCATTTGCGCGATTGCGCCTAGATTTCCCACAAAACGGTCAACGCTGTTATTACCGACGCTCCGCTGTGCTTGTGCTAACATGCTTATGAGTTCGACCTTAATGTCATAACCTTGCAACTCTTTGGGAGGCTCTGGCAAAACGCCTGCCTGCATCATGTGGTCGAAGGTTATATTGATGAGCGGTGAAAGCAGTTCGTTTTGTAACCGTTCAAGTACAGGACCTAACATCAACAACTTTTCCTCATGTCGTTCTGCCACTTCTGTTGCTGTCATGTTGGTGTTCTGCATGTTTGAAATCATCAGGAATAAATCAGCATAGAACGATGAGTTGATGCGGCTGCGAACATCTTGGATGTCCATAAGCAACCCATTCATATCTAGCTGGACTTCAAACGCCGAACGGATCCCCTTGCTTTGCCCATCCTCTTCAACATAAGTGATACCACCTGGCAGCCGATTGACCGCTTTGTGTTTCAACGAATCAGGGACTTGTAGAGGGGGGTTTGTCTGGTAATCAATCGCCTGACCCTTGCGGAGCTGCTCTTGCTGTAGTTGCTTAATATCGCCAAGTGCTTCCATCGTGGGGCTTCCGCCGTAAACATCGCCGCCGAATGTTGACCATCTAGGGCATAATGCAGGGAACCGCTCAAACCCTGATTCGCGTAGGTATTTATCGTTGTTATCTGTTCGCTCAAAATAAACAGACCGCCACGCCATGTTTTTTGCGTCTGATTTGGTAGCGTCCCTATCTGTGCGTGGTTCGATTGCATGGATGATGGTCACCTTTCCATCAATGTTGCCTTGTTCATACATGCTTTTCACTGCTGTGCTTACATTTTCTATACCGAACTCTGAAACAGTTTCAGCAACCGTGCGCTGAAACTCACGATACAGCGTATCAACTTCACCTTTCCAGTTGGTTGCTAGTGCATATTCGCCGCATGTGAGTGGGTAGGCGTGTATCACATTTTTGAAATCTGGCAATAAGATGCAGGCTGCCGTTCCATATGCTCCCAGTTCTTCATACATAGTATGCAGGACGCGGTAGATGTTTGAATGATTGAAAATATTGTGCATCTCAACCGTTGCATTCGCCAACCACATTTTCACTTCATGTTGTTCCTTCAGTTCAATATCGTGAATGCCGAGCTTGAACCAAGGGCGTGCAGGTGAAGTCATTCCTGCCATCATGCCAGCCGCGAGCACCCGAACACCTCTTGTACCTGTGTTATCATAAATACTGTTTGTCCGCTGCTGCCCACGATTTCTGTCTTGAACAAAGAACCGACCACTGCGAGGCATGACATTCATGCTAATATCGCGCCAGTGAGTCCACCATGAAGCACGCTCTGTTTTAAGTGTACTCCATCGAGTAGATAGCTTGTTTTTTTTAACCTTTTTCATGTTAGCCACCTAAGAGCGTGCTTTTTCCCAGCTGCCCAGCTGCTGGTGCTGCGCCGTTCTGACCTGTAAGCATTGTGCCTGATTGCCCACCTTTCGCTGCTTGCTGCGCGGATGCGAGCGCATTCATTGTGTTTGGTCGCTTTTTGTTTGTTTTATTAAATTGCTGTTGTTGTTTTAGCTGGTTCGCGTTCGCTCGTTTAACAGCATTGTCCTGTGCGTTCGCCTGCGCACTCGCTGCCTTCTCACCTGAATAGATTGAATATCCAGTGCCTGCGATAGCCGCGATAGCTGCTACAGTCCCTAACGCCATATCAAATCTCCTTACTGGCTATTGCGCTTTGCAGTTCATAGCCGTGTTTTTCAAGCACTGCGCCAAGTGGTGTGCCATTGCGGCAATGCCATTGAAACTCAATAGCACCGCGTTTCTTCGCTTCGATTTCAGCCTGCTTAATCAAACGATATGGGATTGTTTTCTTGCGATAATCTGGATGGACAAACAGGGAATCATTCACGCCTGTGATTATTTCTGGATTGTGGATGTTTGGAGTAATAAGAATGGTGCAGTAACCAACGATTGATTCACCGTCACGCGCTACCAATGCCACCATCAAGCCTGAATCAAACAGATATTGATATGTCTGAATATCAGGATTGAACGCAAAATTAAAACCTGTTTCAGCCCAGTTAGCAGCTAAAAGCTCTTTAATTTGTGGGATTATTTCAGCAGGGTTTTCGATTGAATAGGTAATATCCATGATGCAACGATATTCACGAATGTTATTTTATATGCACCCTAGCCGTATGGATTGTATTCCAACGGGTTATTCTGTTGCATCGGTTCATCATCAAGAATTGCTGGCTCTGCGGTCATTGCCATCACAAGCGCATCAAAAAGGTTAGGCGAAGATATGCCCATGGCTTTCATTTCCATTTTTGTTGCCAGCTGTATTTTTCCTGCGTTGTTGGGCTTCAGTGGTATGCGCGAAACTTCGGAGCGTAGCAGGTCAATGCTTGCAATATCAGGGTTTATCGCAATGCAATCATCATGGGATATTCCTTTTTCACCCTGCATCATGCGATATGTGCTGTAAAACCTATCTCGCAACACCCAAGCTGCTTGCGCTCTGCGATTGAAAAAAGTCTCTTTGTTTGAT